AGTCCCCGACGATTTAATAGAGCCTGTTATTGAGGCTGCTGAAGAATGCCCCGGAGAGTGCATTTTTGTGGAGGTAGATTGAACAAGACACTTAAATTGATTACAGCCATAACAGGGCTGTTAGTTGCTATTGGTACATTAGTTGGTGCCATTACTGTGACTTTAGGAAAAGATGATAAGGATACTGGCAGTTATTCGTACACTACGATAATATTGGATTCACCAGAAAAATATGAACAGTTTTTAATGAACCATCCCGGATAATGCCAACTTTAACAGAATTACAAAAAGAAGCCGAATGGCGACGCTGTATAGCAGATGAGAAACATTTCTTAGAAAACTATTGGCATATAGCGCACCCTGCGCATGGACGCATGCTGTTCAAGTTACGTGATGCACAATCACAAGCGTTAGATAATTGGACTAACCAAAGGTACAGTCTGACTCTTAAAGCACGACAAATAGGGTGGACTACTCTTGTAGCCGCCCACCAGTTTTGGTTAGCGTTCTTTCATTCAGATCAGAACATTATTGATCTGTCACGCACAGAGCGTGAATCGGTTTTATTGTTGAGAAAATCCAAGTATGGTTTTCAACATTTACCGGAATGGATGTTAGAAAGGGGGCCTGTATCTCTTGTTGAACATCAGCAAAAAATGGGCTTTGACAATGGTAGTTTGGTTACATCGATGCCTTCAGCATCCGATCCTGCTCGAGGTGAGTCGGCTACGCTGGTTGTGGTTGACGAATGGGCGTTCCTTCCAAATCCTGAGGAAGCGTGGGCTTCTATAGAACCTGTCGCCGATGTCGGTGGTAGAATTATAGGTTTGTCTACTGCTAACGGTTCAGGTAATTTTTTTCACGAACTGTGGGTTGGTTCTGAAACTGGTAACAATAAGTTTGAACCAATGTTTTTTCCTTGGTCTGCTACAGAAGACAGGGATCAGTCATGGTATGAATCTAAGCAGGAATCTATGTTGCCTTGGCAGTTGGCTCAGGAATATCCTACTACTCCTGAAGAGGCTTTTATTAAGTCTGGTAACCCTGTGTTTGATTTGCATGCTTTAGAAGAGATGAATAACCATATTGAGGAGGGGCAGATGGGTTATTTAGACGAGCCGTATAAGAGAGTTCCGAGGTTTAAAAAAGATGCTTACAGTTTGGCGTGAGCCTCAAGGACATGTTCCTTATTGTATTGGTGTTGACACTGCGGAGGGTTTAGTTCATGGCGACTATTCTTGCGCTCAAGTTTTGGAGGTGCGTACTGGTGAACAGGTTGCTGTGTGGCATGGGCATATTCCACCTGACGATTTCGCTAACGATATTTATTTGTTGTCTTTATGGTATAACGATGCTTTAACTTGTGTTGAGTCTAACAATCATGGTTTGACTACGATCACGCAGTTGCGTCATTTAGGCGCTCCTAATCTTTTTCGTAAAAGAAGTTTGAATCAGGTAACTTCTAAGGTTTCTCAAGAGTTTGGTTGGAAAACTACTAGGACTACTAAACCTTTGTTGATTGATGATCTTGGTATGGCTTTGCGTAATGAGGAACTTATTTTGCATGACAGGTTCACTATCGCAGAGTTACGCACTTATGTGCGTAATGATCGTGGGAGTATGTCTGGTAGCCCACATGATGACCGTGTTATGGCTTTGGCGTTGGCTAATGAGATGCGCCAATATGCGTTTATGCCAGAATTTACTACAAAACAGGACGATTATTGGACAATAGATTGGTTTAGGAGACTAATTCCTAATCAAAAAGAAGAAGGACCGATGAGAATTGGTCAAAATACGGTACGTGGGACACGTTAGGCGTATTGTATAGAGACTTATGAGAACCTAGGAGGTTCAAATGGCAAGATTCGTTTCGCACACCAGTGCATCCGAAACAGTAGATGGCCCTACGGGTCAGAATAATAGAATGGAACGTGGTAGTTCCGCAGTTGCTAATCCTTTATGGGATGCTGCGATACCTAATGCTCCTACTCAACGTTTTGATAGCCCTAAGTATGCTAATCAGACAGGTGGATACGGCGAGAACGCTGTTCGTGAAACACCATTCAATCAGCATGGACCTACTGGTAATGTAGAGCCTTCGCAACCGCAACCAAATTTGGCTGGTCATACATACACACCTCACACAAAACGCCCGTAGTTAACTGTGGCGGTTTTATCCCCCGACGCTTCTTTTCAAGAGTTCGCTGAATATGTTGAGGTCCATAAAGGACCGAAGACTGACATAGAACTTGAAGAGTTATGGGAGTGGCGGCAAAAGTTGTTAGGTTTACGGGTTATCACTGGAGCGGTTGCACGTTCCCGTTTACCTGCGGATGAACAGCATTTAACTTTACGTGAACGTGAAAATAAACTTGTTGCTGAAGCAAAAGCGCAAGGTAGAAACATAGAGAAGGTCTGATGGCGCGCAAATCCCGTGCGGAACAATTTAATATTATTTCCCAAAAACTGAGAGATTCTGCTCGTTGGCGGGAAGACATGGGTTATGACAATCTGTGGATACGCATGGTGGATTTGTACCGTGGTAAACATTGGCCTAACACTACGATCAATAACAATGATTTAGTTGCAGTTAATCTTGCCTTTAGCACTGTTAATGTTATTGCACCTAGTGTTTCTGTTAACTACCCTAAAATAGTTGTTTCCCCTAATGAACCTGAAGATCAGGACAGAGCAGCGTTTGTTGAAGCGATAACTAATTATGCATGGAGGCATCACGATTTTCGTAAACCTTTCCAAAGGTCTGTTAGAGATTTTCTAATTTTTGGTCACGGATGGTTGAAGGTTGGTTGGAAGTTTGTTGAGCAGGAAAGAATGCTTAGTGACGAAGAACGTGGCATCATGTTTGATGAGGCTGTTGCTGAAGCAAACATTTTAGCAACTGAAGATCCTGCGTTGGCAACAGAGTTGCCTAACGATGAGCAGATCGCTGCTGGTATTCCTGATAGTTCAATGGAGGTTGTAGAAGATCAACCGTTTATTGAAAGGATTTCTCCTTTTGATATGTATATTGACCCTGAGGCTACATGCTTAGATGATGCCCAGTGGATTTGTCAAAAAGTTATTCGCCCTGTTGAAGAAGCAAAAAAGGATAAACGTTACAAGGCTAGTGTTCGTAAAAGGTTAACTCCTGATTCTAGAGTTTCACCTACTCTTTCTTACACCGATAGAACTGTTCAGGAAGAGTATCTAACCGAGGTGGATCGAGTAGCGATCTACGAATTTTATGACATTGAAGAAAACACTATGGCTGTGTTCACTTTAGAAAGCGACGAGTTTCTTGTCGATCCGATGCCTATGCCTTACGCTTACGGTCAGCCTTTTGTAATGTTACGCAATTATGATGTTCCTGACTATTTTTACCCAATGGGCGATTTGGAATCAATTGAGTCTCTGCAATTAGAATTAGATATGACTCGTACACAACTTGTTAATGCTCGTAAACGTTACGCAAGAAAGTATTTATACCATGAGCGTTCGTTTGGTCCTGAAGGTCGTGAAGCATTAGAATCTGACGAAGATGGTCGTCTTGTTCCTGTTGTGGATGAGAACAAGCCTTTAAGTGAGGTTGTTATACCAATGCCTCAAACTCCTTTGTCTCCTGAGGTTTATAATATGTCTGCGATTATTGAGCAGGACATTAATACTGTTTCTGGTGTTTCTGAGTATGCGCGTGGTCAGATGCCTGAGATTAGGCGTACTGCTACGGAAGCGTCTATTATTGCTGATGCTGGTAATGCGAGAGTTTCTGAGAAGTTGGCGATTGTTGAACTTGGTATCAGTGAATGCGCTCGTCGTGTTATTCAGGTTATGCAACAGTTTATGACTGGTGAACATGTTGTGCGTGTTACTGCTAAGGCTGGTGCAGATTTGTTTGTTCCTTATAGCAGGGATGACATTGTAGGCGAATATGATTTTAGTGTTGAGGCTGGGTCTACACAGCCAATAAATGACACTGTGCGTAAGCAACAGGCGGTTGCTTTGATGAATGCGATGGCTCCGATGATCGGTACGATTATTGATCCGGCGGCTATAGCACGTTATGTGCTGCAAAATGCGTTCGACATTAAAGACCCTGACAGGTATTTGATGCAGCAGACACCCGGAGTTCCAGAAGCCGAAGGCGCTGTACCCGGATCTGCTCCTCAGATGGGTGGCATGGGTGGTGGGATGCAAGCAGGTATGGGGCAAATACCGCCTCAGTTGGTGGATCAACTCCGTGGACAAATGGACATGGGGTTACCTGATTTATCATAAAGCGGGACAATCCGCTAGTTATTAATAGGAGCAACCCTTAGGACTCCAAAGGAGAAATACATATGAGTGAGGATGTAATGGAATCCACGGGAGTGGACAATTCAGAGTCTTCAGTTGAGGTTTCAGAGGAACCTTCTGGTGAAACATACGCTGTTAAGGTGGATGGAGTAGATCAAGAGGTCAGCCTTGAAGAACTTCGGGACGGATACCAAAGACAGTCGGATTACACACGTAAGACGCAGGAATTGGCTTCCGAAC